ATTAAGTCGCCAACCTGAAAGATCTGGTCGTCATCAGAGTTATTAAAATACCCAGCCGCGTCCACTGCTGTGGATGCTTCCAGAGTATCATAACGCCAATGATTAAAGCCATTATACGAACCCATGTTAGTTAGATCTGCCGCTATAAACGCCATTTCGTCTCCTAGCTAGGGGTCAAAGAAAAACTGAGGGGCCGAAGCCCCCCAATCAAGTTACGCAGTTGGGATTGCGGCGGTGTCATCGAGGTTACCTTCAATAACTCCAGCGTCGTCTATCAATACCGCGTTGCCGGACATTGCGTGGTTCACAAAGTGAGCCGCGCGGTCGCCGTGCCAAGTAATATCCGCCCCTACGGAAGTTTCCCCGCCCATTGTACCGGCGAGATTAGCAGGGGTTTTGCCAGCGGCGTAGCCGATAGCGTTTTTGTTCCAAATGAAAACTTTGGAAGTTGCTGTTCCAACATTCGGAACACCAGAATGTACAGTCCAGAGAACCTGTCCCCAGCGTTTGTACATACCAACAGCCGCGCCAACATTATACGGAAGTCCGTCTGCGCCGACATAGTCGGAGCTTGCGAATTCGCTAATGGTTGAAGCAACAGCCCAGAGGTGTGGTGACATTACGCCATACATTGCTCCGGGTTCGTAAGCGTCATTGGATATCATGGCTTCCACCATGTCCAATAGACCGTTACGGCACTGGTTAGAAGTGGTTACCGTAATAGTAACAGTTGTTTGGGTAGTGGTGTCCAGTTCGGTGAGAATCTGGCTATCCACCTTTCTGCCGAGAGCCATTGCACCGCCACGGGCCAAAGCGGCTCGTTCGTCGATGTTGATTTTAGCTTCGTCGAGTTTGTCAACCCAGTCACCGGCGTAGAAGTCGGCGAGGGTCGTTGAAACGGCAGTATGAGTCTGGTTCATAGGCGTGATGGTGCCGTGACGCGCTTTAGTCGTCGCGGTGCCTGTTCCGATTTTCTGGAACGTCGCCACAGAGCCAACAACGTCAGACTTAAACCGAACGGAAGGTTTCAATACAGAACCCTGTCGTTGGAATACGTCGTGAACGTCACGCTCATACTGCGTAATAAACGCATTGTTAATAGATGTAGACATTTAAGCCTCCAAGAATTTGTAAAACATTAATAAAATCCTGCTACAATTCCTTCGGAAGCCAAAAAAGTTTTAGCATCGGGAAGCTCGTTAGAGGGCCGTGCCTACAACTAGAATGGGGCGTTGGTCATGTATACTGCTATTGAGGGGGCCGTTGCCGGGAAGCCCTCTTATCTCGACTATACAAAACATAGCCAAAACTGTCAACTACATATTACGGGTCTTAGACCCAACCAGTGGGTCGTCTCCGTAGATCTTGCCGAGCATTTCTCTCTCACGTTCATCCCACTTACGGGCTTCCGCGTTATTGCCCTTGGCATGGGCTTCCATACGCTTGTCCCGATAATCGTTGGCCTTCTCCATAAGACCTTCTTTCTCTTCGGAAGTAGCGATAGCCCCGATAGAACCTTCCCCCATTTCTCTGCCCAAACGGGCGAACATTCTAACCATCATAGGATTATCGAGAATAAACCTCCCGCTCTTGTCTTCCATGAACCGAGCGTCCTCAAATTCGTCCCCGAATAACTTTTCACTGGCGCGGGTCGCAAAGATCAAATTCTTCTCATACTCGTCGCCCCAGTCTCGTTTCAACTGAGCTTGGGCTTCCTCAGTGACAACACGATCCGCCTCGACCTGTTGTTCCATGATCTTTTGGACTTCTCCCCTAAATTCTCCTACAAGTGTGTCGGCTGTTTCTTTGGGGATGTTGTGGTCGAGAAAAATATTCGCCCAGTGGTCCTCGGCATCCATCATCTCTTCCGTACGTTCAACACCTTCTGGTAGAGGGAAATCATACCCATCAACGTCTTTCGGCACTCCAATAGAATCCCGATAGTCGCCCATCTCCTCATCACTGGCGTCGCCTTCCGGCTTCTGCACCGCTTTGGACAGTTTCTTCCGTGCGTCCAAATTGGCTTGCACCAACGAATCGAGATCCGTAAAGCGTTCAGCATGGCGCTGTAGCCCATCGTCCTTAATCATACCGCGCCAGTTTGTGGTATCCTGCTCTTCTATATCTTCAGAAGACTCCTCCTCATACTGTTCTGTTTCTTCATCAGTCTCTTCGACCGCTTCTTCTTCTTCGCTCATCTACTTTCGCCTCGATTTTGTTGTTGAAGGTGGGGGTGGAGGTGGCTCGACTGTTGCCGTCTTATGAATCATAAGTGCCAGCTTCCGTTCCCCCGTTGAGATTAAAGTGGCGTTCTCATCAACGCCGTATTTATTGTACTTGACAGGGTCATTCAACATATAACCCATACCAAGGATTTCTTTGAATACGCGTATACCCTGTTCGGTGCTAAAGAATAACTGTGAGAAGTCCTTGTACCTCGATATATTGTCGGGGTACTGGGACTGTCTCTCTAGTAATTCAAAATCATCCGGTATAACCAACTTCGCCTTGGTTTTCCTTTTAGTTGCCATTTAGACCTCTCGGGATCGCTTTCTTTTTCGTTTACCCACTTTGAGTTTTGCGGCGTCTTTCTTATTAATTTCGGACTTCTTCTTCTTGAACCCGTCGCTGGCTCGTTTTTTAGATTCTTCCTTTTGTCGTTCGAACATGGAACGTAAACGTTCCTGCTCTTTGACCGAAAAACGTGGACTCAATATCCGGCGTTTATTTTTAATATTCTTTGCTTCCTTTGTTATATTTTTAATCATGGAGGATTTGTCTTGCGTCTTTTTCTTCTTCTCTACTACGATTATTCCCATTACGCTGGTACTCCCTGTTGTGGTTGACCGTCTCCGGCTTTATCGGGATCTTGTATCATCCCTGCGTTCTTCATTGCTTTGGAACCCTTCTCAGCCGCGCCAGCCATTTGTTCCATAGCTTGCATCTGCATCTGTTGTTGACGCATGGCGTTCTCGGCCTGAACTTTCTGCTGGATTTCGTCGCTGGTATTCAAGATATCATGTGGCAGGGCCGCCGCGTCAGCTTTAAACCGAGCCAATGCTTCGATGTTCACCATATGTTTTGCTTCCGGTGCTATCTGTGCCATCTGTAATACTTCTGCGGCCCATTGGCCCGCGGCGGCAGATTGGACCTGCTTTTTAATTTTGTTCACTGGTAAGTCAAATTCAAACTTGATATTTTGCCCAGCGAGAGCTTCGGGCACTTCCCCAAACGCATCTTCCCTGAACATAACTTTGAACGATCTTTCGGCGAGTGGAAGGTTGTAATCTGTTTCAAACCGCCCGAAAACTGGCCCAACTTCACGCAGAAACTCTTCTTTCCGCTGGTTTATCTCTGTAGCCGTCATTTGAGGCCCACCTTGCGGTAAGTTCAAAATGTTACGGAAAAATGCCGCCGCGACTTGATTTCTGATGTCTGTTTGCATATCCCTAGTGACCGGGAGATTTGCACCTGAAATCATAGGGAAAAAAGGATTTCCCCCAACTTGTGAGGCCGTTTCAACGTCGTAATAGCTCATCCCACCGGGGAAAGTATTGACTTCTTGAAAAGCGCCATCGTTTGGTGCCATAATTGGTGGATCTGCCAGTCTTTGCCCTGCAACCAATATAGTTTCCCCCATAGATTGCAAAGTATTACTGTCCGGCAGGGCAATCATACCCGGGGATCGACCGTATTCTTCTCCCGAGGATGTGTCCCAACGCGGTATTACAAAAGGGAACTCGTGGTAACCTTTCTCCCGCACAATATGTTTTGCCGCAGTTTCCATCCAGAGTTCTTCATAAGGAAAATTCTTGGACATCACCGGGCTTTCTATCTTCACCCCTTTACGCTTGGCTACAACATAGAGAAAATCAATTTTCTTGTCTTTCCCCCTACCTTCTTCGATCATCTCCCGCGTTTCTTTAGAGAGATTCTCTTTACCAAACATCATTTCAGCTTGCCAGAGGAACATCTTCTTAGTCCGGTATATCCCTACCGGATTACCTTCGTCATCAAATAGGGGATAGCCGTCCTTGAGATGTACGCTCTGATACAGGAGGTGATTCTGTGCTTGCCCCATTCCGACAAAAAGAATACCCGTCCCTAGTACCACGAGATCGAGGTCGACCTCTCCGGTCGCTTGCCGATATCTGGCCTTGGGGTTTCGTATAGCTTGGTTAAGATTCTCGGTAGTCCGACCTGTCCAATCTTGGACTTCTCCAATCTGGTTCAGGCTATCGTCTTCCGCCTTAATCTCAACTACGTCCTGCCCCTCGGGGCGAATCATCGCCCCAACAGTATTCGCCAAACTCCTCGCCGCTTGCATTGGGGTGCCATCGTATACATCTTCTACACGTTGGTCACCGTCAATAGTTGTCGAAGTGAATCCTTGTCTCCTCGGCAACAGTACTCTCGTCAGATCATCCCAATGTTGTTCAAACTGGGAACGGCGATTCGCGGCATCCTTCTGTCGTTTGATATGATCCTTGACTTTATCTTCGTCTGACTTGCGTTCCATAAGCTAACCTAACTTAGTTTCGTCTCCAGAAGCTCCTGCTCTGGCAACTACGCCAAGGCCACTGCCTTTTCGACCAGTAGATAATGTTCCGCGTCGCCCTGCGCGTCGGCCCTCAACTAACTTGCTCGCCTGTAGTTTGTCATCCTTCTTCCCTTCCGGCTCTGGTGGCTCTGGGGGTGGCGGTGGCGGTGGCGGTGGTGGTGGCGGTGGAGGCGGTGATGGCGACCCTCCGCCCGGTATAATACATTTAATGGTCATGTTGTTATCCTAGTTTGTCGCCGTCAGCACTGGGTCGGTCGAGTTCTCCCCCAACTGCCTTACTGCCACGGCCTGTTAGTAATGATGCTTGTCGTCCTCGGCGTCTTGCTTCACTCGCCGCTAACGCTTTTTTTGATGCCTCAACCGCTGGGTCTGTTCTCTCCGGCGGCGGCGGTGGTGGGGGTGGTGGCGGTGGGGGCGACGGCGCACCTCCAAATCCGGGGAATAAACTCATTATCTAATCCTCTTATAAAGTTGATATGGGGTCACTGCCCACGAATTTAAGCCTAAAATGGCTTTGACTAACCCGACACAATTTGCTACGAAGATGTTACCACGAAATAAATTGAAGTTAAACTGTTTATTTATCTCTTGCTTCCTCTCGACCGTTATGTATCCCTGCTCGTGATACCACGATTTTAGGTCAAAATCACCTGCTTCTCCGGGGATCATCCTAACAATAGGCACACCAACGGCGTAATCTATCTCGACCCAGTTGCCTCTGTCCTCCACGGCGATAACGACGTGTTTGAAATCCTCGTGCAACATCCAGCCGAGGGGATGGTTCCCGTATGAACGGAAACTAACTATTGTTTTCATGCACCCGCCTGTGGTCGTTTGACAGTTCCACCGGGTGATATGTTCGGCTTTTTAACAACGCCGGGTCGTTCCTTCTTAGCTTTCTTACTCATCTGCCTCTCCTAACTCGTCTGGAACCCCGACGAGATCTGCGGTTACTGGTACTTTGCTTAACGCCTGATGTGGAATTTCTAAGAGTACCGTGCTTACTGCCAGAGGGGGCGTCCGGCGAAGTTGCGACCGGTCGGTTAAAGGTTTCAAAGCCCCTGTTTTCGTTTTGCGCTTGGTTAGCACGTTCCTGCAATCGTGTTAATTCTTGTGCTTCTCTAAATGCAACGTCCTCTGCTCGACGTTTATCACGGACATCAATGCGCTCCGCTCGTTGAACCTGTCTCAAATCAAATTGTTCATTCCGTTTGTTTAAAGCGGCAGTATTAGCGGCTAGATCAGGATTCGAGGCTGTTGGTAGTTGACCGAATCCGGGGAATATACTCATGCTACCTCCTCCAGTTGTGTGGATTGTATTTATGATTCTGTTCGTTAGGGAGACGCACTTTCTTAGTGTGGATCGTTCGCTCCTGTGCCGTTTGGCGCCCTATAATATAAGCTCGAAGTGTCTCTTTTGTC